TTACGTCCCCAAGGCTTTCGCTGCAACACACCTCTCGTTGCAGTCCCGTTCACCCGCGAAATCGTCCACTGGACGGTTTCCGCGGAAAGCCTGTTCACCCTCGAACTCCGCGCCGCGCCTGCGCACGAAGCCCTCGGATCGGGGTGGGTTCATCGGATCCTCCTTCCGCCGCTCAGCCGACCTTGCAGCCCCAGAAGGAGGTGTGATCGGCGGCGAAGTAGCCGTCCGCGACCCGGAAGTTCCCCTGCAGCTCGACGGTATCGCCCGCAGTCAGCGGCACTAAGGTCTGCAGCCAGATCGCAGTGGCGAGCGAGACGTGGGTGGCGGAGATTTCACCGAGGGAGCCGCGGATTTCGGTCGTGCCGTTCAGCACGAGCCGCCCGCGCATGCGCGGCGTGGCGCCGGCGTTGATCTTGTAGAGCAGCGTTGCGCGGAAGAGGTAGGTGCCGCCGACTGGCGCCACGAGATGGTTGTTCGCGGCGTCGAACGCCCCCTGATCGTTGTAGAACCTTGGATGTGGCTTTCGGCAAGCCTCCCGCCTGACCGAGCCTTAGCGCGGTCACCCCTCCCCCAGCATCTCGAAAAACCCGCCATCCTCGCTGGGGCGGGGGTCTTCCTTGAGATCGAAGATCACCCCTCCAACCACGGCGCGCCATTCCGAGGTGATCCCTACGCTCTGCGCGGACTGCCGCACGGTGATGATGACCGGCGCCTTCGACACCAGCCTCGCCTGCATGACGGCTTCAGAGCCGCGCAGATAGCGGACATGCGCCCAGGGGGTAAATCGATCCTCCCAACCCTCGATGACGCCGCCCATGTCGGTCTCGATCAGGACATGGGCCTGGAAGGTCACGCGCTGATTGAGCCGCCCCGCCTCCATGTTCACAGCCGGATCCTGCGATACGGCGCCAGCAGCGCCTCGACGGCGAAGGGCAAGGCGTTGCCTGTGCCCGTCACCTGTCGATGCTCGTACCACTGCGTGACGAGCAGCAGCATGGCCTGGCGGATGGCGGCCGGCACATCGGCGGGGGCGCCATAGCCGGCGGTGAAGGTAATTACCGCAGGGCGCCCGAGACCTGATCTCAGACGCAGCAGCGGGCGCTGATCCTGCAGGATGAGCTCGTGGGTCAGCTCGCCCCCTTCTTCATCACTGAACATCGCACTGTCGACCACGCTGTCCGGAAACGGCAGCCGGACCGACCGGGGGACGGCCGCCAACTCCGCGCGCCAGGTCTGGGTGACGAGGCAGCGGCCGAGGATCCCGGCCGGGCCGTCGAGCCAGGCGGTGGCCGCATCGATGTAGTGCTGGATCAGCAGGTCCTCGTCGTCGTGACTGACACGCGCCTGCGCCTTGACCTCGGCCAGCGTGATCAGCGGTGCGGCCGGCGGGGTAACGAGGACCAGCCGCATCAGTCTGGGGCCTTTCCATAGACTGCCCGGTCGATACCCTGTCCGGTGAAGTCGCCCTCATCAGGGCGCACCCGGTTGGGGTCGTTCCAGTCAATGGCGTTCTGCGCGGCCGTGGTTCCGGCGCGCGGATTGGCATCGGCGCTCTCGTGGCTCACATCGACGGCGTCGGTGATTGCGGGTTCGATGATCGCGCCCGAGGCGTCCTCCAGCGCTGCCGCCGGCGCAGGATCAGCGACACCGTGGGTGCAGTTCTCGGTCGCAGCCGCATCGGCTTTCATTGCGGCATCAGTCTTCTTCACAGCCATGATGGCCTCCATTCGGACAAGGGTGGGCGGCCCGGCGCAAACGCCGGGCCGCTGGCTCAGGCTGCGGCCATCCTGAGGACCCGCAGCATCTCGGGATTGAGCAGTCCGCCGCCCACGCGCTTGGTGGTGTAGAAGTGGACGTAGGGCTTGTTGGTGAAGGGATCGCGCAGCACCCGCACACCGGTGCGGTCGACGATCAGGTAGCCGCGGCGGAAGTCGCCGAAGGCCAGTGGCATGGCTCCGGGTGCGACGTCCGGCATGGCCGCCATCTCGGTCACGGGATAGGCCAGCACGCTCTGCGGCTGGCCTTCAGTGAAGGAGGGCTGCCAGAGGTAGTTGCCCTGGCCGTCCTTGAGCTTGCGGATGCCGGCAAGGGTGTTGCGGTTGGCGACCAGACGGGCGTTCTGTGCCGCCTGACTGGGGAGCGAATAGACCAGGTCGATCAGCTCGTCGGCGGTGATCACCGTAGCACTCGCGGCGGTGATGGTCGGGATCGCACCCCAAGGGTGCGCTGCCGCCTTCGAGCCGCCCTCGGCATAGGTCAGGACCCCGGACGGCTTGTTGACGCCGTCACCGGCCACGAAGGCGATGCCCTCCTGGTAGGCGAACTCGGCCTCGATCTCGCTGGCGATCCACTGCTCGAGGTTAATCGCGGCATCGTCGAGCATCTGCTGGGTGGCGCCCGGGTTGGCGTAGATCTCGCCCGGGGTGTAGTCGAGATGCCCGAAGGTCGGCGTGCTGGTCTGCGGCCGCGGCGCGGTCTCGCCGACCCAGCCCGAGCCGAAGCCCTGGGCCGAGAAGAGCTTGCGGAAGCCCGCGCCCGAGATCGTCTGGACGGAGGCGATCTGGCGCATGGGCGAGACCTCGACCAGCTTGTCGGTGATAGTGCGGTCCCATTCGATCGGCGCCAGGTAGCCGCCTTCGGCGTCAGCGCCCTTGTTCAGCGCCGCCGAGACGTCGCCCTTGCGGAAGTGGGCGCGGAAGGCCTCGCTGTAGGCGGCATCGACCGGGCCGGCCGCCATCCCGCTGCCACCGATCCGCAGGGCTGCGATCTGCGCGGCCTGCGCATCCATGGCTGCCTGCAGCTCGCCGACGGCCGCATTGATGCGGTCCACCTTCTCGGCCCGGACCACGTCTTCCTGGCCTTTGCGGAGCGCGGCCAGCTGATCACTGTGCTCGGCCTTGAAGGCCTCGAAACTCTTCTGCAGCTCGGCGAAGATCAGCTTCGGATCGCCGCTGGCGTCGGCGCGCAGGGCGACGATCCCGCGCGTGAACGCAGGGTGGGACATCATGGTCATGGGATTGCCTCTCAGGTGAGCGTCTGGATGAGGGACCGCGCGAGGGCGGTCCAGTCGTCGTCAGCGCGCGGCATGACGTGTGTGGCAGCGCCCGGCGTGCCGCAGAGTTCGGCCAGGAGCGCGCGGCGTTCCGACCGGGGAATGTTCTGGCGGGCGAGCAGCGTGTCGATCCGGCGCAAGGCGCTCTGGGCTTCGGGCTGCGCGCCTGCATCCCGGGTCACATCGGCGGCCAGGAGCCCGTCGGCCAGCCCGGCTTCCACGGCCTCGGCGCCCCCGAACCATCGCTCGGCGTCCATCCAGGCGGCCGCTTCTGCCGGATCGACCCCGGCCTTGGCGGCGTAGACCTCGGCCATGGCGGCGTCGAACGGTGCCATCAGCCGGGCCGCCTCTGCCAGATCGTGGCGGTTGCCGACCGACACCGCCCAGGCATTGTGGACCATCAGGAAGCCCGCACGGGCGATGCGCAGCTCGTCCCCGGCCATGGCGATGACCGAGGCGGCGGAGGCCGCGAGCCCGAGGATGCGGACGGTGATCTGGCGCGGATCGACGCGCAGCAGGTTGTAGATCGCCACCCCCTCGAAGAAGTCGCCGCCGGGGCTGTTGATGTCTAGGGTGACGGTATCGGCGTCGATCGCGCGCAGGGCTGCCGCGACGCGTCGGGCGGTGACGCCCTCGCCGGTCAGGCCATCGGCGCCGATGACATCGAGGACGGTGATGGTGCTGGTGCCGTAGGCTGTCTCCGGACCGGAGCTGGCGCGGAGGCCGGGCGTCCACTTCTCCAGCAGGGCCGGATCGGGATCGTATGCCTGTAGCTTCGGCGGGCGCGACAGGCTGATCTCGGGCGTGCTGCGCAGCGTCATGGGCCTCTCTCCTCGGTTGGTGGCGGCGTGTTGTCAGCGCCCTGGTCCGGCGTCGCTGGCGCCGTCATGTTGGGCGGCGGATAATAGACATCGCCGCCGTCACGCGGGTTCTCGTCCTCGAGCGTGCGGATCTCGTTCGGGCTCCACACCCCCCATTGCAGACCTTTGACGTAAGCCTCCCAGCGGGCCTTGATGTCGCCCTTGACCAGCGCCGCCCGGTTGAAGCGGGCATAGAGATCGTCGCGGCCCGGGGTGATCAGGTCCCGGGCGATGGTCTCCTCCCAGGTCGTCAGGTGATCCTCGAGCGTGTAGGCGACAAAGCCGATCGACTGCTGCTCGATGCCGGTGCCCCAGCTCGTCGACTTCTCGGTGTCGCCGATCATGTGCGGCGGAACCCCGAAGAACATGGCGATGTCGGCGCGGGTGAACTTCCGGCTCTCGATCCATTGCGCATCCTCGGCCGTCATCGCCATGCGCGCGTAGTCCATGCCCTCCTCGAGGATCAGATGCCGGCCCTCCTGCTCACCGCCGGCGCGGAACTCGTCGAGCCCGGCCTTGAGATTGGCCACCGCCTCCGGCCCAAGTCGCCCGGGATGGCGCAGGACGCCCGAGACCCGGGCACCGTTACGGAAGGTCGAGGCGCCGTGCTCCTCCATGGCGAGCGACAGGCCGATGGTCTCGCGGGCATGGGCGATGACCGAGACGCCGGTGATGCCGTCGAGCGTCATGCCGACGAGGTGGAAAATCTCCCCCTGGCCGAGCCGGACCCGCGTCCCGTCGCGGCGGGTGTAGACATATTCCAGCGACAGATCGTCCCGCTGGCGACAGGACACCCGGTCGGGCTGCAGCGGGATCAGCTCGCGGACCTCTCCCCGGGTGCGGACGATCATCGCATAGGCATTGCCGCGCAGGAGCAGATGGGTCTGCATCATGCGGCGGAACTGCGAGGGTGTCTGCCAGCGATTGGGTCGGCGCCGCAGCAGGTGCCAGAGCGGATCGTCAGAGGCATCCTCCCGGGTGCGGTCGTCGATGCGACGGCGCAACTGCAGCGGCAGCGTGGCGACCGCGCCCGCGATGATGCGCACACAGGCGTGGACGGCGGCCACCGTGAGCGCGGTCTCGGGCGAGACGCTCACCCCGGCAGCCGTGGCAGCCCCGCCGCGGAGGACCTGCTCCAGCTCGGCGGAGGTATGGACCACCGTGCCGCCCATCGAGCTGAGGGACGCCTGCGGGTGCAGGTCCGGCTGCGGCAGATGCACGGCACCAGCCGGCGCCGCGCTGTCACGCGCGCCGAAGAGACGGGACCAGAGGGACATGCGTCAAAAAAACCTGTCAAAGCAGCATCGGCCCGCGGGCCTGGTAGACCGAGCGACCGGCCGCCTCGTCGCGCATCATGGCCCGGCCAAGCGCGTTGCAGAGTGCCACGATCCCGTCGATGCGCTCGCTTGAGCGCTCCTTGTCCGGCTTGATGTTGCCGGCCGGGTCATGGCGGACGGCGACGTTCGAGGCATTCCAGCGCAGCACCGGATGGCCGCCGTGCCAGAGCAACCGCGAGACCGCGAGCCGCTCAAGTTCCGCTGTGGGTGCCGCCATGCTCAGGAACCCCTGGCCGAACTGGACAAGGGGGATCCCCTCGTCCTGCAGATGCTGGACGATCTCGCCGGCGAAGGTACGGTCGTAGGCAAGTTCGCGCAGATCGAACCGGCCGGCGAGGCTGACGATCTCCGCCTCGATGAAGGCGAAGTCGGTGGCGTTGCCGGGGGTGGCCACCAGGAACCCCTGGTCGCGCCAGACATCATAGGGCACCCGGTCGCGCCGGGCGCGGCGCCCGATGTCCTCCTCCGGTACCCAGAAGCGCGACAGTACGATCCACTTGTCAGCCAGGCTCCCGAGCGCCGAATCCCGCGTCGGCGGAAACAGCAGCAGGAAGGCCGAGAGGTCGTTGACCCGGGCGAGGTCGAGACCGCCATAGCATTCACGTCCCGCAAGCAGGCCTTCGAGCCGCTCCAGGTCCGCTGCAATCGTGGCGCCGCTGGTCTCCGGCGCAAGCCCGCCTTCCGCCCAGACCTCCGTGTCGAGCCAGCGGGTGACCTGTTCGGTCCATTCATTCAGGCGCAGCCGGCGGATCGCGTTCTGTTGCGCCGGCATCTCGCGCGCCTCGTCGATCTGGCGCTTCAGATCATCCGGCTTCACCGTCACGCCAAGGCTCGGGTTGGCCTTCCCCCATACCTTCGGGTCAGTCCAGTCGTCGCCGGCGTCGATGGTGGCGATGAAGGCAAACCACGGATCCGCCGTCTCGTGGGGCAGCGTCCCCTCCAGCACCTTGACCGAGAACTCGTGATGCTGGCGACAGACCGAGTGGCGGTCATGCCCGGCGGTGGTGATCTCGAAGATCAGCGGCTGGCGGCGCGCGCCCGTCGCCGTGTTGAGCTTCTGGATGATCTCGGGACCCGGATGCTCGTGCACCTCGTCCACGGCGGCGAAGTGCACGTTCAGCCCGTCCATCTTGCTGGCATCGGCCGACAGTGGCCGGAACCACGAGGCGGTCGGCAGTACCGCGAGGTTGTTGACCGTGCGGGTCACGCGGGCCGACAGCGCCGGGCTGGCCGCGACCATGCGTTCCGCCTCGCCGAAGACGATCCGCGCCTGGTCACGGGTGGTGGCCGCGGCATAGACATGCGCCCCGGCCTCGCCATCGGCGATCAGCGCGTAGAGCGCGATCCCGGCCAGCAGCGCCGACTTGCCATTCTTGCGCGCCACCTCGACATAAGCCGTTCGGAACCGTCGCAGGCCGTCCGCGCGCTTCCAGCCGAAGATCGAGCCCACCACGAACTGCTGCCAGGGCTGCAGATCGAAGGGCTGGCCCGCCCATTCGCCCGTCGAATGCCGCAGGTGGCTGAAGAACTCGACCGCGTGCAGCGCGGCCGCAGCGTCCCAGACCAGGCCGCGGGATGCGCCGGTCTTCAGATCGTCCAGGTGGCGCTGGCAGGCCAGGCGCGTCAGGTGACCGGCCACAACCTTGCCGGCTACTACCTGCTTCGCCCATGCCGTCACCGGGCAGGCCGGAGCATTCCGAGTAGAGCCAGATTTACGCGCGGGTGCCACGGTTCAGAAAGTCCTCGAACGGATCGCTGGACTCGGCGGGCGCCGCCGTGCGGATCCGGCTGCGGCTCGACGGCGTCAACCCGAACTCGCTCTCGATCTGCCCCATCTGCGCCAGGCATTTGTTCGCCACCGCCAGAAACGGATTCTGGATGATGTTGCCGCCCACGGTCTTCACCACAGGGCCGCGGCGCTTTACCTCCGCCTCGGCGTCGAGCCAGCGCCGCCAGATCACCACGTAGCGGGCCAGCGCCCCGGCATCGAGTTCGGTCATCACCCCGTGCCGGGCCAG